ACTCACCGAAATTGTTTGCAGTAGCATAAGGTGGATTGATAAAGAAAATGATTTTTTTATTTTCTTTCATTGCGTTTATCAGTCCTTGTGGCATTTTGTCCTCTCCGTCATTAAGGAAGTCCATTTGGAAACAAGTTGCTTCCTTATTGTATCTTGCACCGATTTGCAGTTCTGCATTTTCGAGTGTTGAGCAATACAATTCCTTGAAATAGTAGTCTCTTGTCATATTCTTTGTTCCACAGCAGCAAGACCATACTACATATTCATCCTTCCAATTCTCACCGAAAGTTTCCTCCATGTATTTGTGTGCATAGTCGGCAAATGGAGCCGGTGTATAGAATTGCCCTTTTCGTCTTTTTTCTGATACTGCATTCATATCTGCTAAATCTTAAAGAAATTCTTAACTGCTCCGCTTATGTCGTTATTAGGAAAATACTGATTCGCTACTTGTTTTACCTTTGGTGAAGTACTCCCGACACGTTGGGCAATTCCTTTGAACAACTCTCGCGTGAATGGTATGTGATTGTTCTTTGCTGTTTCAAGCATTTCTTTAATCTTCGCGTCTCTCTCTGCTCGCCAAGGTCTTATTACTGTTGGATTGCCTTGTTTCTGTATCTTTGTCAAACTTGACTCGCGTACATATCCAACCGGTATTTCTTCTTCATCTGCTGATATCGTTTCAACCGGTTCTTCTAAACACAATACTTTTAAAGCGAGGTCTTGGTATCTGTTTTTCCAAAACAGTATTTCTGCTTGTGCTTCTTCCTTTTTGAAAAATTTAGTGTAGTTAGCGTTTTGCTTTACTTGTTTCTGAATTTGGTTTAAGTTCATTTTAATCTATTTTTAAATTTCTTATTTATCGTTTTAATGGTTTTTCTGTTGTTGTTTATATAATTCCGCAAATAAGAAATTTTCTTTGTTGTTTTTCCTCATTTGCAAATATACTCCTAAACGTCATTTTTCTGAAATTGTTTTTATCCTTTTCTATTAATAAATATCATCGAATTTTCAAAAAGTCAATATTTTTATAAAAAATTAGTAAAAAAATTAAAAAAAAAATCGCAACTGCTCTCACGAGTGGTTACGATTCGGGAAATTTGAAAAACTATCTTATGAAATTTCGTTTTTTCTTTTCGTGAAATGTGGCTTTAATTTTTTCTGTTGGTCAGTAGTTAGGTTGTTCCATATCTGCTTTAGTTCTTCATTATCGTGACAGTTATCTATCTGCTCTTCAATCGTATTGTTTCTACCGTCATTTCCGAACGTGCTTATAGCGTCAGGGTCAGAAGAACTGTCAGTTACGGCAAGCAGACCACAAAGAGCATATTTTCTGATATATGAAATTGCTGCTCCGGAACATTGTGGCAGGCTCATCCCCTTCATGGCTCTGTCTGTTAGAACGTCGCTTGATGTTTCGAACCTCTCTCCGTCACTGACATCTATAAGGCTTACGGTGCATCTAAGATAATCTTCACTGATATGTTCCTCCTTAAAGGAAATAATCAGTTTCTCTTTGGACAAAAGTGGCTTTAACTCTGTAAGCATCTGTTCAGCACTTCTATAGTTAAATTTGCCGAACGGGTTATAACTCTCTTTCTTGCTTGAATAACCCTGCTGTAACCTTAATAATTTCTCGTAGATTTTCATGTCGTTCTCATTTTTTAGTAAAATAACAATTTCTCTTTGTCAATCTCAAGTTTGATAGGAATATTCCTCGTTTCAGTAGTTCTTTTCCGACTGTCCGTTTGAGTAGTGTATTTATATATTTTTCATCATCTTTGCAGTTGTAGAACTCTATCAGGTCATTGAGAAATGAACGGTCATAGTTAACAGAATTTTCAACACTTTCAGAAATGTCTCGCGCTAAGAAATAGGCAAGTTCTTCAATACATAAATGAATCTCGTTGTAAAGGATAATTGTTTTCATGTTTATCTCTTTTAAGTTAGAATGCTCTTTTTTCATGTGCGGTGTTGCCAAATTTTCGCTTATCTCCTTTCAGGTGGACACTTGTACGTCTGAGAGAAAAATAACGCCTAATTCGCAATACTGTAATGCAAAGATACTTTTTTTCAATGAATGTCTTATTATAATTTGAAAAAAAATGCTGTTGGTTAACACTTCTTAACTAAAATCTCATTGCCGGTTGCACAAATAGCCTGAAATTTGCAAAAAATTTGTGACTATGAAGTGTATTTTATGGATAAGAACGTCAACTGATAAGCAAGAGGTAACTTCAATGCTCAATGACCTATATTTATTTGCTTCTCAGTATGGATATGCTAAGGAAGACTGTACCGTTATAGGTCGGTCAGGTGCGTCGGCTATCAAGGCAGATGAGGCTTATAAAAGCGATATTGAGGAACTTTATGAGCGGTTGGAAACTAATGAATTTAGTACTCTTTTTGTGTGGGAAATATCGCGGTTAGGCAGAATAGAAGAATACGTGATTAAATTGAAAAACTATCTGATTTTACACAAGATTCAACTTCGCGTGTTCAAGCCTCAATTATATCTTCTTGAGTCTGACGGTTCTGTTAACCTTGGCATGGAACTTGCTATATCGTTGTTCATAACTCTGTCTAAGCAGGAAATGCAGGTTAAACAATCAAGACTAAGCAGAGGCAAAGAGAGGGTTAAGAGAGAAGGAAAATTCTCAGGAGCGCGTTGTGTAAAATTTGGTTATAAAACTGACAGTGAAGGGTTTATTGTCATCGACAACGAGGCTTCTGAAGTGGTTAAGGAGATTTTCAATTTATATCTTACGGGTATGTCCGCTACTGCCGTATATAAGAGTGTTATGGAGCGAGGACTGTTTCCTCGTCAACGCTACGACAAAGAGGGTGCAACAAGAATTTTGATGATTGTAAAGGATTTAGCATACGCCGGTGAAGGTTCAACTCATAAATATCCTGCTATTGTGTCTAAGGAAGATGTTCTGAGGTGTATTGAACTGTCTAAGTCACATATAAATTTGCCTAAAACGATTCATAAAAACATCTATTTCTGTAAGGGTCTGCTTTACTGTTCATGCGGTCATATTATGATTGCCCGTCCTAACACTATTGCCTATACTTGCACATATAATCATGTACGTACTCTTAATATAAATGTCCTTGACTACATCGCATGGGAAATGACTAAAGTCTATCGTCCGTATATCGTTAAACAAAACGAGAAGAAAAATGCACTTGAACTTAAAAAGAATTTCGAAGATGAAAAGCGCATCCTTGAAACACTTGCTTTTCAGCAGAGAGAGAACGGGGACAAGAAGGGCAGATTGAAGGAACTTTATATAGATGGAATGATTTCAAAGAGCGTGTTTGAAGCAAAACTTGAAAAAACACGTCAGGATGGCTTAAAAATCTTCGAGGGTATTACTGTCCACTCCAAGAGGCTTGACGCGATTCTGAGGGCTTCCGGTAACGAAATGGAGGGTGTTTCAGATTATGATGACAGATGTGATGACGAAACGAAGCGCAAACTCATTCTTGAAACACTTTCTCTTAAAAGTGAATGGTTGGAGAAGGGGCATTACAGAATTTCAGTTTTACCTAACGTAAAATGTGACCGGTCTGATTGGTTCGATTATTTCGTAGCAGGCCCCGTCATTGAGTTGAAGCATTTTTGGAAAATCGGAACAGCAGATTATTTCGCCAATCTTACCGGCAAGTGGGTTGTGAGGTTTAAGAGGAAGTAATTTTTTTTGAGGGGGGCCGGCGGCAATTTGGGGGGTGCGGTTTAATTACCGCGAAAAGGGGTGAACTATATTTATTTTTCATTTCTTCGTACAGTGCCTTAAACGTGAAGTTACAGATTAAGTTCAGGCAGTTTGTTGTAGTCTTCGAGCGTGAAGTGTTCACATTGAGGTTTGTTTGATATGTGTACTGAGGTAGAACACTGTAACGATTCTGCTTTTCTGTTGAAGGCTTCGTTGTATTTGTCACTGAGTTGTCTTGCTAAGCGTTTCTGTTTCTCTGAGTGATATTTGCCTGAACTGCTAAGACTTTCAAAGTATTTCTCAGCAGAACTGCATGACCTTTCAAGTTCTTCATACGTTGTGAGAAACTTGATACGTCCGGTAAGCGTCTTAATCTTATTTACGTCCTCAGTGAACTTTCTGTTAACATCACTCATGATACTACTCCGTCCGGTTTCCTCGCATCCTCCTTCCAACTCACCCATCAGTTTTTCTATTTCTTTTTCAGTCGGTTGTTCTTCTCGCGTATTAGAACTATTACAAGTATTATTTATTATTTCTTTAGATTTATTATTATATAGGGTGAAATTTTTTTCATGGGTAGGGGTGAAATTTTTTTCACCCATGAATTTTTTTTCATCCATGAAATTTTCATTCAAACTATAATAGTTTTTTTCTTTGCCTGCTTCGTTAGAGAACCTCTTTATCAGATACCCTTTTTTACACAGCGATGATGTCAGATTTTGAATCTGTCTTTCACTTTTATGTAAATTTTCAGATAAAAAACTGTTATAAAATACCATTTCTTCACCTCCTGAAAAACTTATGTTATTTGCTATGAGGTAAAGTAATCTAAACTCAGAATCCGAAACATTTTTGTCCGAAAGAGCCTTGTTAATAAAGCCTAAATTAATCATTACTTCTGTTCATAAAATTTTATTTCACTTCTATTCAATTTTATCTAAAAAAGAGAAAAGCGGGGTCGGTATGAACAGAAAAGAACCGTTGCCCCTCAGAGTTTCGAACCTCTGTTTCTCTTCTTGCAAATATACTATTTTTAATAATAAATATAAACAGTTTCTCAAAAAATCAATAATTATATCAATTTTTGCTAAAAATATTACTAAAATATTTTGTGCAAATGTACAGTACATAAAAAAGTTTCAAAGTAGAATTACGTTAAAAAAAGTTAAATAAAAAAACCGGTCAAACTTAAATTTGGCCGGTCTTTTTGATATTATAAAGTATTAAAAGAATAAAGAGTTGTATTTTTTATTCAGTTGGTATCGCTTGGATTCTTGAGGCATAATCACTCCAAACGGATGCTGATTTATAAGTTTCAACTGATTCAGCAGGAACGTAGATAGGACAGTTGTTCGTGTAGTTTAATGCACTTGAGCCTAATGTTGGGGGCGTTGTTGCTTCACAGGTTAAGTTTGTCAGTGAGGTACAATAACTGAAAGCACTATCATTTATACTTGTAACACCATTTCCAATTGTTACACTTGTCAGACCGGTACAATTTTGGAAAGTACCAATACCAATTGAAGTAACACCGTTTCCGATTGTTACAGATGTAAGTGCGATACAAGCATTGAAAGCATAGTTATCTATTGAAGTAACACTGTCAGGTATTGTTATACTTGTTAGAGATGTGCAGCCATTGAAAGCACTATTACCTATTGTTGTTACTGCGTTTGGTATTGTTACACTTGTCAGAGATGAACAACCATTGAAAGCATAAGTACCTATTGAAGTAACAGTATTAGGTATCGTTACAGATGTCAAATAAGGACGTGCTTTATATAACGTTGTACCGTCTGTTGATATAATAAGACCATTTTGTTCAACTGTATTCTGATAAATTGTAGCACCCCAAGGAGAACCGGTAGCCGATGAATTGTTTATAAAATTAGAATCAGTGAATTGACAACCTAAAAAAGAATTTTTTCCAATCGTATTTACACTTGAAGGTATTGTTATTCTGCTTATGTTTTCACACCATCGAAAAGCTTGTTCATATAAAGCATAACAACCGGAAGGAATAGTTACTTCTCTTAGGTCACAAAAACCAAAAGCATATTTACCTATTGTTTTTAAAGAATCAGGTAACTCTATATTTCTTAATTTTCGGCAATTATCGAATGCACTTTCTTGAATGTTAGCTGTACTATCACCTAAAATTACAGTTTCGAGATTAGAGCAATTACCAAAAGAATATTTTTTTATTGTTGTTACACCGTCAGGTATGGTTACTGAAGTAAGACTTTCGCATCCACCGAATGCTCTTTCACCTATCGAAGTTACACCGTTTCCGATTGTTACGGATGCAAGTGAGGAACATGAATTGAATGCCCAATCTTCTATCGACGTTACACTATCAGGAATTACTATACTTGTAAGAGTTGAGAGATAATAGAATGCTTGTGTGCCTATTGAAGTTACAGTATTAGGTATAACTGTGTTCGAGCATCCTACAATCAATTTATTAGTTCCGGTCTCTATAATTGCATTACAGTTATTCCGTGAATCATAAACTGTATTACCGGAACCTACACTTATGTAAGTTAAATCGGTACATTGTCCGAAAGCAATACTGCCTATTGATGTAACACTATCCGGTATTGTTACACTTGTCAGAGAGGTACAACTATAGAAAGCCTGACTACCTATCGAAGTGACAGAATCAGGAATTGTTACACTCGTCAGTGAAGTGGAACCATATAATACAGAGTTATCTATTCTTATGACACCATTTGAAATCGTAGCATCTACTATATTAGTGTAGTAATGTGGGTCTGAACTGTCTGAAATTCCCCTGCGTACCTCTGAATCTGTTATTGATAAACCACTGTCAAATGACAAGTCATAGGTATCTCCGTTAAGGTAGGTAAGAGTTGCTTTTGTACCGGTAGGTATGGCAAATAATCTGTTCTCAACTTCCGGCCATGCTTCCTTGTAGTCTGCCAAAGATTCAGCAGGAACATATATAGGATAATTGCCGTAAACAAACACTTCACTACCTAACTCAGGTGGTGTAGTTGCTTTTATAATTATATAAGACAGTGTTGATTCACAATACAGAACTGCTTGGTCTCCTATATACTCAACAGTGCTTGGTATGACTAATTCAGTCGGGTTGCAGTTCACGAATGCCCTTGCACCTATGCTTACAAGACCCTCCGGTAGTGTTACATTTGTAAGGTTTGACAGATTACCGAAAGCACTGTCAGCTATATGTGTAATACCCGAAGGAACAGTAACACTATAGATTGAATAGCCCTTATGACCTACAGCCCAATTACCTATGTAAAGTATTGAATTATTCGACTGTGAATTATACCATGACGTATAATTGAAACAGTCACTTCCAATACGGGTAAGACCGCTTCCTAATGTTATACTTGACAGTCCGCTTGCGTTATTGAAAGCCATATCTCCAATTTCGGTACAGTTGTCACCGATAACAACCGATGTAATCTGTCCACAATAGTAGAAAGCATCATCTCCGATTGAAACAACCTCAGGAAGAGTCAACGCACCGGTTATATGGCTGTTCTGTCTGAATGCCTCATTTCCTATAAACTGAGTTTCAGATAAATCAAAGCCCTCTTCGGGATATGCCATACCGAAAGCACTGTCAGGTATGTCAATAAGCCATTCTGCCGGCATACCTTTAATCTCAGCGTCCTGAATCGTCGCAAATGCACCCGTACCCAAACCGGTAGCACATTCACCTATTTCAACAGAACCTCCCGATATTCTCACTCCGTTTGAGTCAGATGAAGTGATTGTATTATCAACACCACAAGCCACGGACTTTACGGAAACACCTCCAACATTAATGAAGCGTACCTTACCCTCCGGCTCATTAGGTGCAAATACTATATTCGAACCGACTTGAGAGGTGTTAGGGAAATCCAACATAGCCAATGCACTTTCGTATTCCTCAGTGGTGCTGAACTTTGTTATGTATTTCTTCATATATAGTGTTTTATATTATATTTTATTTTTAATTAGGGATTGCTTGGATTCTTGAAGTATATCTACTCCAATTAGTTGCTGCTTTATAGGTACTAACAGATGATGACGGAACGTATATAGGGCAATTATTTGTATTATCGAAAACATATTCATCTATAGTAGGTGGTGTTGTAGATTCACATGTTACACTTGTAAGACTATAACAACCATTGAAACCCTTATAGTCTATCGACGTTACTGAACTTGGTATTGTTACACTTGTCAAAGAACCACAACCGGAGAATGAACTATAGCCTATCGAAGTAACACTTGAAGGTATCGTAACACTTACCAAAGAATTACAAGAACTGAACGCATAATTACCTATCGCGCTTACTGTATTAGGTATCACAAGCGATGTTATATCACGTTCAATCAGGTTTACCAAATCCTGTGTACCGCCTCCACCGGAAGGAATATTGTCAACATAACCGGCATAATCGTCTATAAGGGCATCACTTGCAACTGTAACACCCTTTGCCTCGATTGAGGTTTTCAAGTCTGCCTTTGCATTCTGTATTCTTGTTATTTCAGTTGCTACACTCATATCAGATTTGTGAAAGTAATGTATTTATTTGTCCTATCATCGCGTCAATTTCAGCCTTTGTATAGTAGTTACTCAAGGCAGTGTTAGTTATATAACCTGAATCATTCGTAAATGCACTTACGTTTGTCGGAACTACCGGTATTGTAGGTTTGTTCTGTATATATGCAGGGTCGGTATTATCGGTTTCATTCCAGTCTGACTGAACACCTCCACCGCCTCCTTGTTCAAGTGTTGTAACACGTTCGTCAAGGTCATTAAGTGCTGCTGCATCCACCTTTTCAACATTTACTGCCTCAACTTCTGTGCGGTAGTTTGCCACTGCTGCTGCAACGGTTGCATCAACCTGAGTCTGTGTAGTATAGTTTCCCTTCGGTTGGTAGTTTTTTAACTGTGTTCTGTCTGCTTTGTCATTATGTAACTCGACAAGTGCAGAAGCTATCACTTCGTTCTGATTGTCTGTGTCAGCCGAAATGATATCGTTTGTTATATCTATACCTTCTCCGGCTGTATATGACGAACCTCCTGATGGAAGGTCGTATTGTGTGCCGTTGAGGATTATCTTATCTATATTTGCCATTCAGTACTAATGAAATAGTCATTTATTTTTAGGAATTAATTGAGGCGCAAAAAAGCACGAACATTATTATCAGCGTCTTTACTTCTAATATAACAAGTTCCGTCTTCATAATGAATGTTAAAGCCACTATCATCATTATTTTCTGTAGATGAAAAATATCGAACAAATGCATCATCGTTAATACGATACGCAAGTGTTGTATCTGCTGCCCTAAGTTTGGTTATTGTTGCTGTAACGGCTGTCTTATTCTGATAGAGTGCATATTGTTCACCTTCTGCCGGCATATACCAATCACCTGGTGATGTTCCATCTGTTGAATAGAGTTGAATACCCTGACCTATATTACCGGTTATATTGTCTGTACTGTGTGACAAGTCATAAGCCTTGATAGCTGCAAGAATAGTTGCAGTGTTTGATTTTCCGTTGAAATCACCCTTTGCAGCATCTGCTGTTGCAAACTTAGGAAGACCCCAACCAAATCTGGTATTCTGCCATTTGAGTTGTGTATTTTCCGTAAGATTCTTTGTTCCGTCAGCATTGAAGTCATGTGTTGCAACAAGGGTAAGTCCTAACGCTGTTTCATCGAATGCAACAATACCAACAATAGGATAGCTTGCTGTAGGATAGGTTGTAAGATTCCAATCTGCTGCCGTGACAAGGATTTTCTGCTGTTCTGCAACATCGAACAGAACAATGTCACCGGCATGACCTCCGTATAAGGCTCTGTGATAGTGTACCTCCTGCAATTCATCTACAAGTGATACGTTAGGAAGGTCAAGGTTAGGGAGTGCAGTCTGATATTCTGCCTCCGTTGCGAAATGAGTTAAATATTTCATAAATATTCTATATTTAGATGTAAATTATTTTATAATTATGGTAGAGGTTCTACTGTATTTATTACAAGTGCCGTGTTCTGTGTATCATATTCCACTGTTGTTATAAACGGTTTGTTGGACAAATCATCGTAGTCACCGGAAGTTGCAACAGTAGCCAAGTCTGCTGAATTAGCAAATACTGACAAGTCGGGTTTGTTCTGTATATATGAAGGGTCTGTAGTATCTGCTTCGTCCCAATCTGACTGTACACCGCCCGAAATATTTATATTACCGGAACCTAAGATACTCTCGTTGTTGATTGTCTTTATGTTAGTACCGGAAACCAAATTAGCCTGCTTTGTTGTGTTAAGGGTGTTCAATGCCCTTGAAACAACCTCGTCCTTAACGTCAATAGCCTGAATAGCCTCGTCTGTATTGTTCATCCATTCGCTAAACGGTATTACCTCGCCCTGACTTGTGTATATTACAATACTGTCCAAAGTCTCTTCCTCAATCCATTCCGACATAAACTCAATAGGTGAATCCATGTACAGACCGTAAAATTCATTCAACGGTATATCGACAACAAGCGAACCTTCCTCTGATTCAAAGTACTTGACTATGTATGATTCAGGGTCTGACATATCTTCATACATAACCTGAACAGAACAGTGGTGCATATCCTTATTGGCTTCAAAACGCAACATCGCACTACCGGAACTTAAACTGAAACTACCCATTCCGAAAGGCATTCCACCGTCAAAGAAATTAATCTTTATGGATGACTGTTCGGTTAACGGATTCCCTTCAAGTTCAATAGGCATCATTTCTTGTGTAATGTTATCTATAACATATTCAGGCTCAGGAAGATGCTTGATTGAGTAAGTGAAATTAAGACCGTCATTAAAATAAGAGAAATGGTCAGGATTATATTTCAGAATTTCCTTGAATGTTCCGTTATCGCCTATGTATCTTCCGTTCACTATATCGTATTTTTTGAACCGTGTACCAAGAACACCGTCCTCAGACTTATAAAGTGAGGGGTTATTTGCTAATTCCGGCCCGTTATCCGAAAGTTCTGCAAACTTTTCGTTCATAGGATATACCAAAGGTTCATCTCTTTTATCCTTGAACTCCACGCCAACATGTTCCTCTTCACTAAGTGACCATACATCAACACAGTCGTTAATGTCCTTACAGCCATTTTCGTCGATATAGTCATAGGCAAAGAAACCGAAACACATATAACCGAACCACATTTCTTCTCCTTCGATTGTGTCTGCGTGAATCTGTACTATATAATGTTGGTAGTCAGTAACATCTCTGAATGCTACTACGGTTAAGGCATTAGCGTATTTATTATCCTCAGTGAAATCCCATGTTACAGACCCACCATAAGTTAGGTCAATTCTGATAACTACATATTCATCGTTACCGTTGACTTGTATAGCCAAATAGAAGTATCTTTGATTATAACTCCCTTCATATTGTTTTGAAAGGTCGATTCTAAGCTTTATATCACGTTCACCTTCTCTAATATCTACCGGTATAGGGAATATGTCTGAGTCCATTGTCTGCCATTCCTCAGTAACGTATGTCTTTTCGTATATGGCACGGTTTTCAACCGGATTAGTACTGTTTGGAAGAATTTCGGTATCTACATCCACGTCACCGCCTCCCCCACCGGAAGCAGCATTTGAAACTGCATCGAATTTCGATACTATATTCTCCTTTGTAACTGATTCACCTGAAATACGGATGTTGTTTATGTTCGCACTGAAAAAAACATTATTGTTTGAAGCCGAACGGAAAGTTACTATATTTGATTCATCCAACACCAAGAGAATACTGTTCAATGGTACTGACAGTTTACCGTTATCGGGGAAGAGTTTGTTATCAAGTCCCTCAACAACCAACGAATTATTTACTTTGTCAATTTTCAGCATATCGGTATCAGATTATAGCTATGATATTATTAAGAGTTTCGTATGCGGTCTGACCTGCAAGGTTACAGTCATCGTAATTGAACGAAATTACAGTACTTCTTGAAGCACCTAATTTCACATCGATTGACGCATTATTTTGACGGTTTACCAAGAACCAAACCTTACCTATAGGAAAAGCAAAAACACTTTCCTTTTCATCATTCTTGAATTGAATGGTGTTCATTATCTTTGAAATATTCCACATTAGTACTACTAAAATATGTTAATTTATTATTTCTATAAAAACGTAGTGAATTATGTTATTCAATCGGGAAGATATTGTCTGCATATTCAGACCAATCTTGTTTATATACATTGACGTATCCTGCCGGCACATAAATTTTATAATTCGGCACCTGATAGAAAATGAAATTTCCTATATTTGGAGGCATTGTAGCACGAACGTATATTTCATTCAAATTTCTGCATTGAGCGAAACAACTTGCTCCGATTGACTCGCAATTTGCACCTATATCGACAACTCTTAGATTCTGATTGTACGCGAATGCTTCATTTCCTATTGTCTCTACATTAGCTAAATCAGCCCGTACTAAACCGCCATAGGCAAATGCTCCGGCTCCTATATCAGTTATGTTTTTGAAATCAAATAGAATTAAACTTCTCGTATATGCGAAACAACCGTTTCCTAATGTCGTTGTTTCGTCTGCTAAAATAACTGTTGCAAGGTTTTCAGCATAATTCATACATCCCTGACCTATGGTTGTTACCGGTGATAAAACAGTCAACTTATATGTTTCATTTTTCCATTGTGAAACTTCTGATGCTGTCAATTCGCTACTTCCGTCAGTGGGAACAGATATTTCAACATTCGGTGATAATAAAAGCAAAGCCTTAATATCAGAGGGAGGTTCATATCCGCAATAAGACGAGTTTTCTTCAACCAACCGGCTTTTTCTTGTTTCCTGAGTGTCAGACCAAGTTTCTCCTGAGTCATAGGAAACCTGCTTCACCTCTTCTGAATATTTAGAGAATCCTTCACAGATGAAATTTCCGTTTGTAACCCACCGGTAAAGTGTAGTCTGTCCGTCATCCTCACAAATATAACCGTCTGTTTCCTGCCATGTTACATCATTACAGTCAGGGCTATCTTCTTCTATCAGTTCGCCGGCAACCTCTATGGTATGACCGTCAAGAATTTCGTCAACCCATTGACCATTTGAGTAAATTTGAAATCTATATTTTTGGTATTTGTTTTTCATAATTTTTTTGAATTTGAAAATAATATTTTAGCAAAGCACCACGAAGGATGCCTTGCTTGTCTTTTTAAGAAATTGCCTGAATACGGCTTGCGTATGTACTCCAACGGGTTGCTGATTTATATCTCTCTACGCTTGCAGCAGGAACATAAATCGGGCAGTTGTTCGTGTTACTAAATACTGTTGTACCTAACGTAGGTGGTGTAGTAGCTTCACATGTTACGCTTGTCAGTGAGGTACAATCTTCTAAAGCACTATCACCTATACTTGTAACACCATCTCCGATTGTAACACTTGTCAGATATGTACATTTATATAAAGCTAATTCACCTAACGAAGTGACGGAATCAGGTATTGTAACACTTGTCAAACCGGTACAATGAGCTAAAGCAGCATAATCAATCGAAATTACACCATTTCCTATTGTTACACTTGTCAGACTTGAACAACCATTGAAAGCACTACGTCCTATACTCGTTACACTGTCAGGTATTACTACACTTGTCAGAGCAATACAATTATAGAAAGAAGTATTACCTATCGAAGTGACGCTGTTTCCGATTGTTACACTTGTCAGAGCAATACAATTACAGAAAACATCACTACCCATCGAAGTGACACCGTTTCCGATTATTGCACTTGTAAGAGATGAACAATCAATGAAAGTATAATTACCTATACTCGTTACACTGTCAGGTATCGTTATACTTGTCAGAGAGGAACAACTGTCGAAAGCATTTCTACCAATCGAAGTAACTGATGAAGGTATTGTTATGCTTGCAAGAGCGGAACATTGGGAAAAAGCATGTTCATCTATCGTAGTAACACCATTTCCGATTGTTACATTCGTCAGAGAGGTACAATTATAGAAAGTATAATTACCCATAGAAGTTACGGTGTTAGGTATTACTACGCTTGTAAGACCGGAACATCCACTGAAAGTTTGACCCGTTAAACTTGTGACATTTTCAGTGATAACAGTACTTACTATTTTAGTTTTATAATGCAGGTCTGAACTGTCTGTAATTCCCCTCTTTACCTCTGCTTGTGACAAAGAACTACTACCATCCAAAGGAATGTAATAAGTATCGCCGTTAAGATATGTTAAACTTGCCTTATAGTTTGGTGGAACGTAACCACAGTACTGAGAATTATGTTCGATGAGGCTACCGGTTCTTGTATTTCCGGTATCTGTCCATGTAGTTCCGCAATCGGTAGAAACTTGTTCTTTTTCTTTTTCATGCTTATCGTACCCAACACAAACATACTCTCCGCTTACAACAACCCATTGATTAATTGGGTCTGAATTTCCTACAATTCTACTTGCATAATTACTCCAAACTGATGTTGTTTTGTAAGTATTAACACTTGCACATGGAACATAAATCGGGCAGTTGTTGGTGTATGCAAACGCACTTCCTGCTTCATATAAACTAGGTGGTGTTGTTGATTCACAAGTTATCGAAGTAAGACCGGTACAATAATAAAAAGCATATTGTCCTATCGAAGTGACATTTGTAGGTATTACAACACTTGTAATACTCTGACATTGATAGAAAGTACCATAACCAATAACTAATACTGATGAAGGGAATGTAATTCCTGTAAGACTTATACAATTACTGAAAGCCTCTTCTCCTATCGAAGTAACGGAATTTCCTAATGATACACTTGTAAGGTTGAAACAATCAGCGAATGCGTGACGATTAAGTTGGGTTACACCGTTTCCGATTGTTACAGTTGCCAAAGAGTTACAATGATAGAAAACACTCTCACCTAATGTAGTAACACTATCGGGTATTATTATACTTGTCATGGAGTCACAATTAGAGAAAGCAGTTCTGCCTATTGAAGTGACATTTGTAGGTATCGTAATACTTGCAAGAGAGGAACAATCACTGAAAGCAGATTCTCCTATTGAAGTTATTCCTGAATGTAAAGTTATTGAAGAAAGTAATGTACAGCCACTAAACAAATAATTATTTATTACTGTTACTCCGGAAGGTATTACAGCTGAAGTTATCTTTGTACAACGTGCAAATGCACCTGAACCTAACGAAGTTACGTACCTACCTATTGTTAACAAAACTGCGTTTGAACAATTTGCAAATGCACCACTACCTATTGTAGTAACACTATCAGGAATTATTATACTTGTCAGAGATGAACAATTATTGAAAGCATTATATTCTATTGTAGTAACACTGTTAGGTAACACAGCATTTACCAGAGAGGTACACTCATAGAAAGATTGCTCATTAATTAAAGTAACTGTTGAAGGGATTACAACACTTTCAAGAGAGGAACATTGGAAGAAACATCTGTAGCCTACTATAGTGACATTTTCAGTTATAACAGCACTTACTATTTTAGTGTAGTGATGTGGGTGATAAACTTCTGTAATATTCCTCTTTATCTCTGTATTGTATAATATACTACTACCATCCAAAGGAACATCGTAAGTATCACCGTTTAGATATGTAAGTCTTGCCTTTATATTACTTGGAACGGGTGGTATATATCCACAATAATAAGAATCATGCTCTATAAGTTGACCGGCACGAACTCTTCCGGTATCTGTCCACGTCTCACCGTCTGTTGACTGCTGTTCCTTCTCTTTTTCATGTTTATCGTACCCAACGCAAACATACTCTCCGCTCACAACGACCCATCTGTAACTGATATAACCGCAGTCGTAAGAGTCATGCTCGATGAGGCTTCCGGTTCTCGTTCTACCGGTGTCTGTCCACGTTTCACCGTCTGTTGTTTGCTGTTCTTTTTCAACGGCATATTTATCAAAATTGACACATTCGTAAGTGGTCGGGTCTGTTATCCATCTATATGAAATGTAGCCACAATCATAGGACTGTCTTTCGATAATACTTCCTGCTCTTGTATTACCGGTATCTGCCCATGTCTGACCACCGTCCGCGCTCCTTTGTTCCTTTTCTTTTTGATATTTATCTACACCTTGACAGATAAATTCGCCTTGAACAATAACCCATTGGTAGATGTATGAAGGTTCGTAACCGCAATCAGAACTTTGAATTTCGATGAGTGTGCCGGGCCTCTCGTTTAAAGTGTCTATCCATGTTTGTCCTTCATCCAAAGAATACTGCTCTTTTTGAAGTGTATATTTGTCAGTTCCAACACAGATAAATTCATTTGGAACTGTGACCCACTGATAGAGAACTCCGCAATCTGTAGAAAGAGGTTCTATTATTTGTCCTATTCTTGTTCTTCCGGTTGCCTCCCAAGTCTCACCTGAATCATAAGAAACATATTCTGCTTCTATCGCATATTTATTAAAGTTTTCGCAAGTGTACTCACCGGTAACAACTCTCCATTCTTCAAGGTATGCAAGGCACTCTCTTGAATTTGCTTCAATGACTTCATTGACTTGAATGACACCTGTATCAGTCCATGATGTACCATTGTCATAGCTTACCTGCTGCTTCTTCATTGAACAGAGGTTGTTATTGTGGCATTCAACTATAGGCGTATCGACCCAACGAGTAAGTTCTGCGAAGCCCTGCGAACAACTGAAGTAGCTGTCGTATGCGATTAAATCATAACGCTCAGTGCTTTTCATGTATTCATCTACCGGCAAGCCATTGATGTATTTTTGTAACCTTTTGAATTTTATAAATGACATATTTTTTTGTTTTTTCTTTTATAAAAACGGGGAATTAACATATTTTAACGCTTTTTGACTTTAGTACAGCACTTTGTAGGAATATATTTGCTAAAATAGAACTATTTATTTATGTAAAACTAAAAAAAAACAATTAGCGTGAAATCAGTATTAGAAACATGGAAACCGGTTGTTGGGTATGAGGGGTTGTATCAGGTATCAGACTTTGGAGAGGTAATAAGTTTGAATTACAAACACACCGGACAGTCAAGAGTGTTAAAACCAATGAAAGATAGAAAAGGTTATCTGAACGTTAACCTTTACAAAAATGGTAAGAAAAAACGTCAATTAGTTCACCGGTTAGTGGCGCAAGCATTCATAGATAATCCCGATAACTTACCGGAAGTAAATCATATTGACGAGAACAAGGAGAATAACAAGGTTTGTTCCGGCATGGTAAACCTTGAGTGGTGTAATAGAAAGTATAATGTCAATCACGGAACCGGACACCAACGCTCAGCAGAAACACAAAGAGGTGTTTACAACACAAAGAAGTCTGAGATAGTCTTGCAGATGAATTTAGATTATATTCTCATAAAGGAGTGGCCCAGCACAAGGGAATGTGATAGGAATGGATTTAGCCAAAGTGTTGTATCTAGGTGCTGTAACAACAAATACTGCAAACAAGGAAACGTTTATAAAGGATATAGATGGATAAAGAAAGAAGAATATTATAAAATGTTTGCTGCATAAAAAAAAAAGAAGCGAACTTTTTAGTCCGCTTCGTCTATGCATATCCATTCGTTCGGTACTTCCACCAACCTTCGCTGTGGTTCCACCGGTTCGCTACAGCCGCAGGACGGGTCATAACTCAAACGTAGAACTTCACTACGTTGGCTCCATGATGTAAGCAACCAATGAGAACCGTTATCCTGACTCACCCACTTGTGAAGAATATAGTACGAATTGCACCCTTCGCACACATAGTCCGTACCTACTCTAAATTCTGAAATTTCTGTAATTTCATAACACTCCGTGCTTCCACGTTGTATAAGTTCTCCAAGTCTCGATTCTCCTGCATAAATCCAACTGTTCCCACCGTCAAGTGAAACCTCGTAATCTTCTCTTCGATATAAGTCACCGTTCGAGCATATTGTTTCAAGTGTATTCGTGTTCCAACGATATATCGCGTTATCGACATATCCGCATTTAGTACTATTCTCCTTTGCTATTGATACCGGCATGTAGGAGGCAGGTTCTATCAGATAATAGTCCTCGTAGTCATAGGTATAAACATACCTTTGTACATAGTATTCGTTGAAGCCGTTGCAAATGGTTGTGTTGAGCCACGGAATCCAAACAAAATTAGGTGTTACACCTTCACATTCATCAGCGTGTTCTTCAATAAGATTGTTTGCTCTATATATGTCTGTATCGTAGAAGGTAAGTCCTCCATCGTCAGACCTTTGCATTCTAAGTCGGCTATATTTATCTCCGTCAACACATACATAACCGGACGCTATTACCCATCTTACGTTAGTCTCAGGGTCGTCTATGGGTTCGCCACATTGATAGTCGTGTTCTCTTCTCACTCTGTCAGATGTCCTTGATTCTTCGGGAATTTTCTTTACATAGTTTATGTTATCGTAACTCACCCATTTGTATTCCAAAAAGTAAGATGTCGTTCCGTCACATAAAAATTTGCTTTCGTCGATTTCCCATTTCTCAACCGGTTCTGTTGAAGCTTCATCGCATTGTTCTGCTGTTTCCTGAATAAGACTTACTAATTCATACTCGTCCGTCCACTGCCATGTTGCCTTGCTGTCAAAAGATTCTCTCTTTCTTTTTGCCTCCCACAAATCCTTGCCGTTACAGAACTCGAAACCGTCAATCCATTCATAGAAATAAGTATCTTCGTCAGTTCCTCCGCTTGTGTTGCACCTCTCATCGTCAACGATAAGCCTTGAACCGGTACGCTGCTCACCTGCATAGATGTTTATGTCGTTATAGGCATATCCCTTGTAAAGTCTGAGTTTCTTGTAAGATGTTCCGTCCTCGCACATGATTTCGCCTACCACCTCTTTCCATTCATAGTATATTACATCCTGATGAATAAGAATATAGTCATCTTCGTGATAAGGTGAACAGAGTTTTATTCTGTAGGTCTTGCCGTTGTTCGGGTCTGTATTCTCAGGAACGGATATTTCAAGCTTCTTTGTTCCGGGAATCTTCCTTACAGTAACACCTTGCGGAATCTCGCAAACTTCATATTTGTTCTGCTGTTCAAAAACATTCACATTTACTGTCTGTTTCTGTGCCGTAATCTGAATATCGTATGGTTTGAACCAATCCGGTTCTTTCTGACAGACGAAATGGATAATGCCCACGTTATCAAACGAGTGAATATAGCCGAAATCCGTTATAGGCATGGGAGAACCTTCCAACTCGCAGGTAAATGTCACATTGTACGATATACCGCCCTGACCCTCTGTTATGTCTGCTGTTATCCAATCCGGTAATGTGTCGATATACCAAGGGCAGGGACCTTTAACCGGTGTTGTTATGGACTCGTTCGCGTGTTGGAATGTGTAAACTGTCCTTGGAAAATATGTAAGTTCACAGTTGTCCTTATAGGAACAGTCTGAACTTTGGAAAACAAGAGGAAAACCGAACTCAGTTTCAGTTGTATAGGTTCCGGTTATATTAAGGTTCTGATAGACAGTCTCATATCCTTCCAAACACATATAACTGTCTGTAGGGATATTAGTCTCTGTAAGCATCTGAACGAGTGTATATACAGATTCATTCTTTGAAATACAGAAATGGTTAGGAAGTACTTCGCCGGTTACGGTGTCTTTTATCACCTCTGTAACCGGTGCATAAGTACCTGTCTGTGATTCATGTATCTCAGGTTCTGTATCACTGAAAAGGATGCTGCTCTGTCCGTTATGTGAAAGGGTGAATGTTATTTTATTAAGTTCTGTTTCAGTCTCGCTTGTCTCTATCGTGAAAGAAGGTTGAAAACCGAAATCAAATCCTGCCGCATAGTAGTTTCCTATTGACGTGCTGAACATAAGTACATATTTATTCTGTCTGAACTCCAACAGATTATATGCCCAATAGTGCCGGTAAGCAGAGAGAGGTATATCGAACTGTAGCCTCTCAGTAAATTCATTTCCGTCATAGGACTGCTCGAATGAAAAACTCCCTTCGTTGAACTCTATCTTATGCATCATTTCACCGCCTATGCAGGTAATATCCGTAAATTCACCGTCTGAGGCATTTGTAAACGCATATCTGAACGGTGACAGCCACATACTATTTACAATGCCCTCATCGAACAGACAAGGCTCTGAAACGGTTTCTGTGGCACTTATGTTACTATCCAACAGAAGGAAGGGATTGTTTGACGTTACTTTGAATGAAATTTCAGCATTATTCGAACTGCTTGATGAGTTGAATGTGAATTTATATGAAAGTTCAGAAGTAAACTCCGGACTCTGAATGAACTGAGAACCTTCATTGTCCTCTACTACAACGTAGAAGTCCTCGTATCTTATTGAATTTACAAAGGGAATCCATGTGCTTGCAAAGTTCTCTCTTAGCATAGCAGTGACAGTTGAATCAAAGTCGAGTCTGCCGTTTAGGGTTTCCGTAAGATTGAACTTGGTAGAAACAGTTTCGAACTTTATAATTCTGTTTGATGTGATACCGGTTACTTTTGCGTCATGATTGTCAATCTGATATGAAATGCTTGTGTTACTTTTCGGGAGCAAGTATAGAATGTTTTTCAACGAACCTAACCGGTACTCACATTTGTCTTGTGTGTAATTTCTTACCATTGAAAATAAGTTTAATTAATTTATTTCAACAGATTGTCTTGGAGTAGCGTAAAGAAGATTGTTTGGGTTCGGTCTGTGTTTCATTAACCGGCATTTCACAATAGCTTTCTCCCAATCGTACTTGTTAGTTCCATCGTAGTAGTCATAAATCCAAGAATAATCATTGTTTTCGCACTTGCAATTACAAGGTTCTCCCTCCGGTTTGTATTTAGGGTAAAATTCCGCATTGTCATCAAGGAATTTCTTTAAAAGTTTCTTCATTTCTTCCAACATTGAACGAAGATGTGCCGACATATAGTTAGCATCTTTATTCGAAATGCTGTCACTATTGTCAGATTTTCCTTTTGTAACTCCTACCTCTGAAATATGAAACTGAATGAACGGTAACGCCTGATAGACCACTGCAAAGGCAAGGTAAGGATATATATTAAGCAGTAATGTCGAATTTAACTCTGTTACCTGATTATCGTTAACTTGCTGTATCAGTTCATCGTATAGTGCTGTACCTAAAATAGGTTCAACCCAAATAATTTCTGCCGGATGAACAAAGGGCATTACCTCTTCCATATTGTAATTTTTTGGGAGCGGACTGTATTTTTTCAAGTATGACTCATTTATTAGTAGCCAAGGATATGAAATTGCATCTGCCATGTTTTAACAAATTTTAACTTTTTTGATTTTGAAACTTTTTCGTGCGCTGTACATTTGCAAAAAGCACAATATTTATATATATAAAAACTTTTTTTATTATGATTGAAGTATTTAAAAGTATCACCGGTTATGAAGGCTTGTACGAGGTATCGAACTTAGGTAATGTACGGAGTCTTGGTAGTCTGAAAGGTAACGGAAAAGGTTATTTCCAAGAAGGTAGAGTTTTGAAACCGGCGAAAAACACATTCGGTTATCTGTTCGTTGACCTTTGCAAAAATGGTAATGAGAAACTTCACACAGTTCACCGGTTAGTAGCTACTGCCTTTATTGAGAATCCTGACAATTTACCTTGTATAAACCATAAGGACGAAGATAAAACCAACAACGTTGTAAGTAACCTCGAATGGTGTTCTTACAGTTATAATATCAACTACGGAACACATAACCAACGAGTATCAGAATCACAAAGAAACAATCCGAAACTATCTAAGAAGGTTCTACAACTTACACTTGACGGTGTTCTTGTAAGAGAATGGGAGAGTGTAAACGAATGCCATAGGAATGGATTTGATAAAGGTCATGTATCTGCTTGTTGCCTTGGTAAAAGTAAAACACATAAAGGTTACCGGTGGTGCTATGTAGATTAAACATTTCCACCGTTACTTTCTGTTGCCTTTTCGGTATCGTTATTAGACTGATTAGGCACATTGTTCTCGTCCGTTTTAACAGTTTCATCACCTGATGCATTGACGATATTGAAGGATAGTGGTTTCAGAATGATTTCTGTATCTATACCATTCATTTTCAAGCATTTATTAAACGTGTTTACTAACTTGTTCCTGAGATTTCTTGAAACTGTTGTGTTATATAGATTAAAAGCGACGTTTAACACATTTCCCTGACCTCCGAGCATAGCAGATTCAGCATTGTAGCCTATCAGTGCTTTAGACGATACCTTATGAGCAGCGATTATCTTTGAAATTACTCTGTCATTACACTGTTCAAACAGATTTACGTTATTTCCCGCATCCTTATCAATCTTTACGAACTGTGCCGGTTCTTCATCATCATTATTTTTAAAATTGATAATCAGTGAGTTTGCGTTATCAGAACCGGTGAACATGGCTTTGATATTCTGAATTATCATGCTCCTTTCTTCTTCATCGTCAACTCTGTTTAGCGTAAGAATACCGGATGCTGAAAAGTTGTTGACAACAGAGCGCAAATCGAATCTTTCAAGTTCTATTTCTGTCTGAATCGGTTTTAAAGCAGATATGTATGACGGTACGGGATAGTAGTCTAAATCGGGTGAGTAATCTTTAAAAACATAGAGATATGCTTGACCTGATTTAAGATTCGAGTCTTCTTGAAAACCAAATGCCGGAAGTTCGAGAGGCTGATATTTTGCTGTGTTCGTCCAATCGCGTGAAATGTAGTATTTCGTAATAACACCGTCCTCGTCACGTTCTCCGCATCTTACATCACCGAATGGCTGATGGAAGAATGAGTAAGTCTTATTGTCCCTATTCTTTATAACCTGAATAGCATAGCCGCCTAACAGTACGAAATCTTTCGCGCATTTCTCGATAAGATTGTCCCATGTTTCCTGATAGTTTGGGACAAGGTCTGACTGCTTTGCTTTCATTGCATCATAATCGACTCCTTCACCGATAATAGCGGTTGTTGCGAAGTCAATACATGATTTATTTGTAACTGAGTTATAGTAAAGGTCTGATAGTCGTTGCGGGTAGTCATTACCTTTTCCCCACTGAATCCAACCGCGTGAAGAATTTCTGTTCACCGGTGTCCCTTCGATATGCTTCTCAAGATTGACAGTAATAACGGCACTGTTATTTCTCCTTGAAAATTCTATTTTCGGTTTATTTTTCGAACCCTTTGGTCTTGACATTTATATTTTTTAGTATTTTTTTTATTTTTAAATGTATATTTACAATAAAAACGCAAAAAACCCCATTAGAAAAAATCCAATGGGGAATTGAGAAAAAAAACTATTTTTTATGAAATGAACTAAAAAAACAGTACTGCCAAATTACTCACCGCCAACTACAGTTGCAATGGCTTCTGCACTCAATGGAAGTGCTGATTCTGTGCTGTTACCGGTCAGTGCAACAACCAAACCGCTCTGTGCAGATGCGTCACCACTACCTGAGTTATTTACTCCGTCAGCCTGAGCCTCAAGACCACCGCCTCTACCGAGCATTACATAAGAACCATCCAACATTCTTGCAACTGCGACGTATTTACCGAGTGCAAGAGCGTCAACGGTGCTAACCATACCGGCATCATAGGCAGAACTGTAAGAGAAACCGACGCTATGAATCTTGTATTTGTTACCGTTACCTCCGAGAGCCAAGTTATCAGACCAAGAAGCACTGTTGGTTGCAGGCTCTACTTTATAGAATTGCGCAGTCGTTGCAGAAGCACCTTCACCGGTTGTCTTCATTGTGATTGCAGTAACCTCATTACCGGTACCTCCGGTAGGTGCAGAAACGGTTGTTTCAACAATGTCGCTGAAATTTGCCAAGTACAACTCGACAATCTGAGGCAGACTATAACCGCAAGCGTTTTCCTTTGTAAGTGCGTTTGCTAACGCACAAGTGTTAATATATGCCATATTATTCTATGTTTTTACTTTTTATTTTTAAATTCATTAAGGCTTGCTATAAGCTATCAGTTCGGGGAAGAGAATTGCAGTGCCCAAGTTCGTGATAATACGTCCTCTTACAACATCGTCAAGGGTAGTTTCAATCATATCTACAATCTTAATCTGTGTATGAGCATCGAATACGTCAGTACCGAGTGTCAGACACTTCTCAGGACATACTATAATAGTAGAACGGGTCTGTTCTGTAGGCATTACTTGGAAACCATAGACAGTGATATTTCCATTTACGATGCCCCAGTTCTTGAACTGCATCAATGTGCTGTTTGTATCTTTGAAAGCAGTGTTACCCAAAGCGATTTCAAGGTACTTAACATCGTTCTTGTTCATGAATACTCTGTGGGTGTCAATAGCAACCTGAGCGGTAGCAGCAGCATCGATTGCAGCCATAACAGCAGCTTCAACCTGAGCGATTACGTTTGAGGTAGTAATTGTAGAACCCTGAATGTCAATAACACTAGTAGCATTATCAAGTCTCTTCTCGATACCGTCAACCGCATTCAGTTTCACGTCAATCGAAGCGGTGTCACCCTGCCAGAACAGCTTTTCATAAGCGATACGAGCCTTTTCAAGTACTCTGCCAATGAACCAATCAGTGAATACCGGAACCTCTGTGTTTCTGTTTACACTCTGCAAGATACCCTCATTCAGATAGGTATTTCTGAACTCATCCATACAGTACTCGAAACCGAGGTCAATCTTCTCAGGAATGATGTAGTTCTCAGCCAAAGCAGCCTCAGAGGTGTTGCCGAACAGACATTCATACTGACGGAAATAAGCCTCTACTTCGCCGGTATATACCTTCTGTTTACCCTTTACGTTGAGCATTATGTTGATTGCTCTCTGTGCGAGCAAAGGGAGAACTGCAAGTTGCTGTGACCAAATCTCAGATGCTTCCTTACCACAATAGTTAATATTGTCGAAAGCGTGTTCTAAAGTTGAATTAGTCATATTTCTTTTTTATTTTACTTTTATTTTAATATTAAAACGATAGTCGAAAAGTAGATTTACCACTTAATGAAACCTAACTTGTCGAGTTGTTCAATCGCACTGAACTTCTTTTCACCGGAAGGAGTCTTGTTAGGTTCTACTGATGGCATTTTACCCATCTTCTCAACCTTGCCTTTCAATTCTGTGTTTTCGGTTTTCAAAGTCTCGATTTCACTTTTCAGTTGTTCAACTGTCTCACTCAGATTTTCCTCTACCTTTGTTTCCTCCGGTTCATCTGCCTTTGTTTCTTCAACCGGTTTTTCCTCTTCTAACTTTTCCTCAACCGGTTCCTCTGTCTTAGGTTCTTCTACCGGCTCTTCAACGGGCTTTTCTTCCTCCAACTTTGTTTCAACAACCTCTTCTGTTACTTGAGGCTCTTCTACCGGCTCTTCCTTTTGAAGCATAGCCTTGATTTCGTTCAAAGTCTCTAAAATCTTATTTTCGTTAATCATGTCTTCATTATTTGTTTTATTTATTTTTGATAAATTCAGTTCTTCTAAATTACAGAATGCTTCGATTGAGAAACCCTTAAAATCACCGTCTTTCACTTGTGCCCAAAGTTCTGTATCGTCAACCAAACAGCCGCCTACCCATGAACCTACCGTTACACCTTCCAAACCGAGTGCATTTGACTTATCATGTTCTAAGTCGGTGACTATCCATGATTCAGTGAGTGTAAGACCGTCTGCATACATTGAATGGTCTGTAGTCCAATTCTTCTGAGCATAGTTCTTCATGAATTTGCGTTCAAGCCTCTCAATGGTATCAGCATCAAATTCGATGGTGTATTCTCCGTAAGAGTCGTTTCTGTAAATGGGAAAATCTGCTCTGAGTATAATTCCGTAGAGCATGTGTTTATCTTCTTTTTCAAGATAAACGGGTTTAGGCTCATCCTGCTTTGCAAGTGCAACGAAATTGCTTTCAACTGCCGGTTCTTCGACGAGTGAAATAGCAAAAACATCCGTTCCGCCGGATTTTACTTTATATTTTTTCATAATAATTGACTTATTTTAAAATAAAAACGCATTTTTAAAAGTTATTCATCGCCATACTCCTTCGTTATCCATGAATATTCTTTTTTTGCGTCAAAAGACGGACATGCTTTCGCTACTTTTGGGAAATCCCTATGCCCAAGAATTATAGCATCCGGATATCTAACTTGAAGTTTAATCAGAAGGTTTATAAGCGCGACTTTCTGTTTATTCGTTCTCGTATCTTTCGCTTGCATATTCTCGTCACAACCTCCGATATAACATACACCTATTGAATCTTTGTTATGCCCTGATACATGCGCACCAATTTGTTCTTCCGGTCTTCCATTTTCTACCACTCCGTCAAGGGTCACAACGTAGTGATAGCCTATGCCGTTCCATCCCTTCTGTTTGTGCCAACGGTCTATATCAGACGCATGGAATGGAACTCCTTCTTTGGTTGCCGAACAATGGACAACTATATAATTTATTTTTCTCATCTTTTACAACCTTATAGACTTGTAACGAAATAAAGCAAGCAAATGAATTTGCAAATCACTTCCTGAAATTCGTAATTATATAACAGAACGTTTCCTTTTCTCATCTTCTATGAAGTTATAAACTGCGTCGAGTTTGCTACTGTCACGCTTATTATAAGAAAAGAACCCTAACGATGCACCGGCAAGTCCGAACACCTCACCAACACCGGTAAGTATAGAGCCGTGAATTATTCCAATAGGAGGCATAATCGCACCGGTAAGAATCATTACACATCCGAATATGGCAAGAAATACACCGAGCCAAATACGGTAACTTTCTTTCTTTACTTTAACCTCTTCGAGCGTTATGTTTTTATAGTCTTTTGACATCTTAATTTATATTTTACATAAAAACGAAAGGCAGATTTTTAGTCTGCCTCTCTTTCTAACTTTTCCGTAAACCAATCAAGGAATACGAAGATGAAAAATATAATAAATAAAATTACGATAACCATTTAATTTAAATAATCTTTTATTTTTACAGACCGGCAAGAACCCTTGTCTTAGTCACATTATCTGCTGCTGACAATATATCAACAACTGATACTTTACTGTCCAAGTTCAAATCTACTACAACCGGTGTCTGCTGTGCCAAAGAACTAAAGTCCGTCATATCCGGTAAAATTCCACCGTCAGTGAATTTCAAAGAAGAACCGGCTGTTTTCGTGTAATGTGACTTACCTGAGTAGAACTCTATGAAATCATCAAGTGTCATTCTGCGTTTCTTTGAATTGACGTATTCGATAAGTGACAGATTTTCAACTGTTGTTTTCTTGTTCACAATATACTCGTCACCTTCAACCTCTGCGAAACCCTTCTTTGTCGGAACTTTAATACCTCCTTCTGCATGTGACGGGCCGGAAAGCTGACCGCCTTTTGCGTACTTCTGAGAGGAAATGACAGCAATTTCGGCTGCACCCATAGCTGCCACTGCACCGGCTAAGATAAATGAGTATGGTGGTGGCCAGGCGGCAAGTGCCTGCGTTACACCGAGTGAGGTGTTAATCATGGCTTGCACAATACTCTGAACCTGCTGTAGTTTCTTCCGTTTCTTATCAAGTTCCTCTTGCTGTTTTTGTAACTTTTCCTCTTTCTTTGCTATCTTCTCCTTCTCAAGTTCCTGCTTGTTAAGTACCTCAGTTTCTTTAAGATAGCCCTCACGCTGTTCTGCAAGTCCGTCAAGCAAAGCCTGTCTTCTTTCACCTCTTGCCGTTTTAAGTTCGTCCTCAGTGTTATTTATGGCATCTTTGTACCTCTGAACGATGTCAAGCTGTTTGTCGTAAGCCTTTTCGAGCATATCAGTTTCTTTGTCGAGCATCTTCTGTTCCTCGTCAATTCTGTTCTGCTCTCCGTCCAACATGGCATTCCATATATTAAAAGCAGACGATGCCAACTGATTGAACTGTGATGCTATTTTCGATGCATAGCTGTTTACCTTATCGAAGAAGTCCTGAGTAAGTTTGTCTGACTTTGAGGCTATATCGCTAAGTGAATCCTCAATTTCGTTTTTCTGTTTGTCAAGACTGTCCTTTGTTGCCTTTGCCTGCTCAGGAGTTATGATGCCGTTCTTCTCGTCACTCTGAACATTCTTAATCATGACGTTAATCTCGTCTAAAGATGTTTCGTATTCCGATTTAAGATTGTTTAGTCTTTCGCGTTCTGCTTTGAGGTTGAATATACCGGTTGTCTGATTGGTATTTGCCCTTTCCTGACGGTCTGAAATATGCCTTACGCTTTCAAGGTGGCTGTTAAGTGCTGCTATTTCATTCTGATATGCCTTTTCACGCTCATTCTTCTTTGCTGTCTCACTCTGTGATATGACATTAAGGCGTTCCTGCTCTGCGTTCCTTATAGCCTCAGTAAGTTTTGCCTGATGGGTAAGTTCTGCTTCCTCAGAGGATTTCCGGTAAGTATCTTCCAACTTCTGAATATTCTCCTGATATTCCTCGTCTGTTATCTCACCTTCTCTGTACTGAGTTTCAAGCATTTCCTTCTGTTCTTCAAGCCACTGTTTCAGTGATGACGTTCTCTGTGCATACTCTTTATCTGCATGTTCCTTCTGTATGCGTTCGGACTCGTTTATTTCCTGAATTTCAAGTCTCTGCTTTTCCTCAATGTACTTAATCTGCTCATCAAGGAGTTCACGGTTATGCTTTCTCGTACTTTCAAGCTGTCTGTCTGATTCCTCGAACGTAGTAGCACCGGATTCAGTATAGTCGTATGTTATGGACTCTGTTTTTCTCGTATGGATATTCTCAAGGTTGTCTATGTTTCTTGAAACCTCATTCTGTGCAGCAGTCTTTCTTATATCGTTAAGTTCGTCTGCTGTTTCCTGAGCCATTCTTGTAAGTTCACGGTCAAATTCCTTCTGCTGTTTAAGAGTCTTTTTGTACCACTCAGTCCTTAAATCCTCTGCCTTTTTCTGATACTTCTTCTCAATGGATTCAATAAGTTCCTCACGGTGCTTTGTAGCGCGTTCCGCTGTCCTTAACTCATCCTCCTTCTCGTTCTCCAACTGCTCCAACTGTTTGTCGAGGTTATTCTTTTCAAGTTCAAGGAGGTTGGTGCGTATCTGCTTTACTATATTGTATTCCTCATCGGACTTAGACCTTACGTTTTGAAGACGTGTCTTTTCACGTTCCTCTGCCTTTGTCTTATATTCCTCATCAAGGGCTTCAAGGGCTTTCTGTTTGTGTTCCTCGTCTGCTACGCTCTTGTTTATTTCTTCCTGACGCTTGCGCTTGTTGTAATCGTCAAGGGCTTTCTGTCTCTCGTCTGCATTCTTTATGGCATTTATGCGTGACAGTTCGGCTTGTTCCTCAAGCTGCTTGTTCGCATTCTTCATTGCCACTGCCAAGTCCTTTGCACGTTTCTCAGACTTATCGACGAAATCTGACAGACGGTTATACATACGGTCAAGTGTCTTTGCCCATTCCTCTTCGGGGAAAAGTGTATGCATCTGAGCAAGTGCGGATTTATACAGTTCGTTGTCCGATATTTTCCTGAAATCCTTTACTGCCTGCTCAGGGTCATCAAAGTTAATCTTATTTATCTCTGACTGCATATCACTGAGAACAGTTTTTGTCTTTTCCTTCAAGTCACTTACCGCATCACCGGCTGTAAGGAAGAACCAATTTCCTTTCTTTGAACCGGCTGCTACCTTGTCAGTACCTTCCTCTACTGCCTTTATGAGAAGGTTATATTCTTCCTTGAACTCTTTGAGTGATTTTATATCATAGTCACCGAGTGAAGAACCTCTGTTGTAACGGTTTATTCTTTCCCTTTCACTCCCTTCATTAAGTGATTCTATGCCCTTCTGCTTATTGATATAGTCCTGCAAATCCTTACCTGCTTGCTGTATTGCCTTGTCAAGTTCCTTAAACGCAAGTCCCTGCTTTTGAAGTTCTGAAATAACACCTATATTTTTAAGATATTCGAGATGTTCTATATATTTCTGTAAGGCATCGTCTGCGAGTTTGGTGTTTTCCTCAGCAGCTTTCATTCTGTCTTCAAGTTTCAGTACACTTTCAGGTTTTATGGATTTCAAAGCATTACCCATTTTTTCCAAAATAAAAGTAATAGCTTCCATAGCCAACTGCATAACACCAAGGATAAGGGTTGCTTTTGCAAATGTCTTTAACGCTACCGTAGCATACGAAATGGCTTGTTTAAGCAGGCTAAACCCTCTTGCCGCAATTAGTGCTACCTTATTTCCATCTATTATGGCTACGTTAAATTTGTTTGCTTGAAGTTGCGCTTCTGCTGCTGCCGTACTTTCAGTTTCGATTGTACCGGCCAAATTAAGCATGGATTTCGCTGTTTCATCGCCGGTTTTTGCAAGTGCTTGTAATGCTTCTGACTGTTCTTTTACTAATTCCTTCTGATATTTTAAGTTTTCCTCGAAATCTTTATATTCTTGTTCATCCCAATTCTCATCATAATCGGGCTGTTTACGGAAAGCTTCCATATCGGTAAGTAATTTAATGTTTTCCGGTAAGGTACTTAAACTTTCAGCAACCTCTTTATTTGTCTTTGCAAGTTCTCCGTTAAGTTTTATGAACTCTTTTGTTGCGTCTTCTACCTTATTGTAAGTTTCAAATACTTTAAGTGCATTCTGTCCCCAACTGTCAAAATAACCGGATATTTTAGGCAATAACTTATCAAGTCCGGTAACTTTTTTTGCAAAATTTGTGATTCCGTCAGTTAACTTACCTGTCCAACCCCATACAAGAGCGAGTATCTGACCCCATTTTGAGGTTTTGTCGTTCATATCCTGCTGCAACTTAGTAAGACCGGACATAATCATTGACAGACTCATCATCTTGTTGATATTCTGCGAAACATCACTGTCCTTGTCACCGAACAGACCGGAAACACCCATGCCTATAGAACCGATTGAGGCTACACCTCGCATGATTGATATAGCATCATTCAGTCCCTTAGTACCGCCTATGTAAGAACGTAACTCACCGGTTGCATTCTTTGTGGCTGTTGCAACACGTCCGTAAGCCTCTGCAAGGTCATTCGCTTCCTTTGTACCCTCCTTACCTTCTGCAACCAACTGTGCATATTCTTCGCGTAGTTGTCGAGCCGCCTCACGCATTGACGAGAATTGTCTTACAACACCGCCTACATTGACATCTACTTTCGGAATTGAATTAATCTGTTCACCGACTTCCTGAATTTTTGATTTCAATTCATCTGCACGTCTTTTCGAAATGTCAAGTTCGCTTGTGAGTTTTGACAATCTGTCACCGGAAACCCCTGAATCAATTTCCTTGGTTATCGCATCTATTGTCCTCTGAGTAGTAAGAAGTTCTCTGTTAAGACTCTCCACATTCTGAGGATAGTTACCTACATTTCGGGAGAAATTACCGGTTTCCGATTCAACTTGTTTTAAAATCGTAGTAAGAGCATTTGCACGTTCCTGAATTTCTTTAAATCTGCGAACGTCGTTTTCGTCTGTCAAATTCAGTCCCTCGCGTTCTGCTTTTAAGGCTTTCAGTTCAGCCTTCCAACCGGCAAGAGTATTCGTAAAGTTACCTGCTTCGTCAATAGCACCTGATAGAAGGTTTTTTGCATCCTGCTTTGTCTGCTGAATGGTTCTCTGTCCTTCCCTATACTGCTCATCGAGTGCTGCTTGTAATTTTCCTTGCTCCCTGATTTCCTGAGTAAGTTGTTTCTGAATTGCAAGGTTCTTCTCTGCTTCTACAGACGTTGATATACCGTTACCACCGGAAACAACGGTTTTTCCGTTACCGTCCGGTAAGTTGGTAACATCTACCTCACCTTTTACTTTTATAGTACGTTCGCCTATCGTAGAAATTAATCCATCTATTTCTTTCAACTGTTCATTGAGGGATTTTACAGCGTCAAGACTCTCCTTTAGACCATTAATTTCTATTGAATAAACTTTCTTCTTATCTGCCATTATAATTAATGATTTTTAACTTTTTTGATTTTTAAACTTTTTTTACTAACTTCAATTCAGTTTTAGAACTTCCGCTTGGGTCATAGCCGGTTATTTCAGAAACTATGTATAAATCAGCATCGAACTTTACGAAAGCACCGTTTTTTAAGGCTATAAATTCATCCGGTGTTAAATAACACTCAACAGTTAAATAATTCGTATCTGTCCTTGGTAGGATATTGAAATATCTGTCAAGCAAAGTGTTCTGACCTTTCTTAAAGTTTAGTATTACACCGTCATATACATCTGTAGGTACAGATACATTTACCTCTTGTCTGTTCCACATTTCCAATGTGAAGTTCTCTACCGGTTCTCTGAACCACATTCTCTGTTTCAGTGACAGACCGTCAACCTTCATTGCTTCGTCTGACTGAACAATAAAGTTCTCGTCCTTTGCTATGAGGGGAAGCCTTAGATTTATCTCGTCACCGGTATCTTCTCCGGTGTTTCTATCGTATTCCAAATAAGTAAATCCTTCGTACCATGTGTAGGAGAATTTAGAATCTACTGACTCGTCATGTGTTTCGTCAAGGGTATTCATAGGAATCTTATCAGAACCGGTGTCAATGTAGTCTTTCCAGTTGTTTGCCGACTGATGTTCCAAAGTATCTATTGAACGGTATGCACCGGCTTCATCGTCTGAAATGTTAAAATTAACTCGCATTGAAGTGGGGTAGTCAATGATACTCGACTCTGCTTCGCTACTATTTACCCTATTATCTATATCAACAGTTGCTTTATTTACGTTGAAGTCTTTCTTGTTTTTGTTAAGAAAAACATTAAAACCTTCCTGAGAATATGATAAATTGAATGTTTTAATCACGTTGTTCACGAAATCGGACATCTTTTCGGTTTTATGAAGGAAGTTACCCAAATTGAGTTTAGTTCCCCAACCGGTCTCTTTCTGCTCGTCATTCGCCAAATAATAAATATCCTTGTTTATGTATCTGTCAATATCGGGTGTGTATGGTGTAATAGTAATATCGTAGGTTATTTCAGGGTCATAAGTTCCCCACTCGCTTGTTGCTGAGCCTACTTGTCTTGTTGCCTTTAACTGATACAGACCCTTTGTTAACACCTTTAAATAGATAAGGTCGTTCTTGTTAAGTTCAACTACACATGTGACCTTACCGCTTCCGTATGTGTCAGACTGTGTCCAAAAGTCCGCATTCGGACATTGTAATGTGTTGCTGTTCTTGTCGGTAAATTCTATATTATAGCCGGGTGAAGTATAGACTGCTTTCTTGTAGCCTGACTGTCTGTAATGTGTCTGATTGAATGCTGTTACAGACGGATTCCAACTCCTTCCGTTCTTCATTACGGATGCCGACTTGTTCTGAGTACTGAAACCGCATATAAAGCCCTCGTTTACAGAAGGGTCATAGGCTACTGTAGTTCCCTTATCGACAAAATAGCGGTCACCTGCTGCCGGTAAATGACTCCATCTTTCACCGTCTGTTTTTATATATTCCGAATCACCTCCCATAAGTGTATTACTGTTCGTTTCATGGGGATATTGGCACAGACATCCCAAACCGTTGTCCTCTGCTGTCCAAATAAGTTCACATTCGTCAGTATTCCTTACAAGCTGCACCTCTACCGGCATCCATTCAAATGTCTTGTGCGCACTGTCCAACTGTATTTCCTCGTATATTACTTGAGGGTCTCTTAACGCTCCGTCACTTTTCGGTTTCTGATATGAATATGTGTAGTTGCTGTTTGTATAGCACCTTGCGACATCAACAGAACATTCCATTTCTATCGTATAAAGACCGGTTGCAGGAATCTGAATGAATCCGGAAGTCGAGTCTTTCTTTCTTCTGTAAATGTAGTTGTTCGTATTTACCGGCTGATAATGTGTTGCCGTTGCGTCAGTAAGCGAAGCGGGTGTTGCAAACACGTCATAGACGTATGCTTTTGAATAGTCATATTCGTCCTCTGTTTGAATAATTCGCCCTTTTGGGAAATCCAAGTCTTCTATGATACTTACCGCCTTTGTGTATGTGGCTTCGGTTGTTACACCTCCGGCTCTCCTTCCTCTTCCTCTCCCTTCTCCTTCAGTACTTTGTGCTGCTTGTCTGTATTCTGCCGGTCTGAATCTTCCCTGAACTCTCAACTTGCCTATACTGTCTTTATTCAGATTATATATAGGGTCTTGCGAAGAATCTATGTACTCAGACAGATAGATGTTACTGAGGACGCTGTCATTGAATACATCACCGGATAGCGTATAGCCTTTCTGTGCAAACATTTTCCGCATGAGACCTAACATATTGAATGAAGGGTGAAAACTCTCCCAATACCACCGGTTCCATGAATCTATCTGCAAAAGGTCTGTGTACATATTGACCTCCTTACCATAGACTGCATAAGGCTCTTTCTGAAACGCTCCGTAGCATACAAGCGGAAAATAAAATTCACCGTTATCTGTCTCGTTTATTGTGTTTATCGTAGAAGTACCATCAAAGTCAACTTTCCATACTAATTCGTTCATAGCAGTTTCCTTGAAAATGTCCTCTACCTTTGCAACTTTCACCTGAACCAAATTACACTTGTATTTCTTCTCAGATGCATCGGTTATCCTAAGTGTTCCGTTGAATATTGTCATACCGTCAACTACAACCTGAGTGCTATACAACTGATTGAATTTGTTAAGTTTTGACAGATTGTTTGCATAGTTGAATATACGGTTGTTCTTAGGTGTTGCAGGCAGTTCAAACGAAAAGGAATACTCACCGGTCTTCGAAAGCATTTCTTCGGGCCGGTAAAGAACTGCGTTCATCCTAAGATTCAGTTTATCTTGGTCATACAACTCAACCGTTTCATTATTTACTATAATTTCTATATTGTGATTTTTCTTTAACATTAAAAATCCTATTTTAGATAAAAACGAAAAAAGCGACCGTGTTTCCCAACACAATCGCCCTCAAACAAATCTATGGAAAAAGTACTATGGTAAATCGGGGTATGAAATCTCGTACTGTAAAGTCGCTTTAAGAACATGTTTAACACTTGTTTCCTTTATTTCGAGGTCGGAAATGTGTACGGCATACTGCTGTCCGTTTATTGTAACCCAAGCCTTAGAACTGTTCTGTAACGAGAAGAACAGATACTTGCCATCTTCTGCAATATTATGTGAAGAGTGCTTAACCGTGATAGGAATTGACTTGGAATAAACTTTAGTCAACTCTCTTATTTCACTCTCATAGAAATCGAATGTCTGTTTCTGATAATATTCAATATTTTCCTTTCTTGTTTCAGTTCTTTCACCTGTCAAATCAGCAAATGAAATACCTCCGTACTCGTTACGCCAATAAATACGCTCGAAATCCTTGCTATCAGCCGCGTTGACGGGCTTAATTACATCATACCTTACCGTACCTATGTCAGGCAGAATAAGGTCAATGTACGTCGATTCTGTGAGTTTTGTACGGTCTAAGATAATATCAAAGTCAAAGAGTGTTCTTGTAGTGTCAGCCGTGTCAAGCGAAAATGAATCTGTATATAGTACAGTACCGTCGCTTCCGGTATAGTTCACTGTTGCTGTTGTAGTTGTTATGCCCGATTTTACATAAAGTGAAAATGACAGAACATTATCGTATATGTAGAGAGGTGTTTTATTATACTGCTCCCTTTCTTCACCTCTTGAAACATTCTGAGCGAAGAACCGGTTTACGAATGATGATATGAAAGGTTCGCTCTGATTAGCCTGATAGCCTTGTGTAATATATGCAGGTTCCGTCATGTGAGAGAATTTAAGACTTCCGTCTGAGAAGCCGTAAACCGTGAAACAGTACTGCTGTGTTTCCCCTTCGTCTGTCATGGATGAAAGAACCGGTGTCATATTGAAATAAACAGAGCCTCTTGTATAGTTCTTTTCGAGTGTTGTAACATATTCTCTGTTTGCAGGCAAAGGTGCTGCACCTATTCTTGTCTGAACTGTGTATTTATATACATCGACTGTTAACTTGTTATCACTGCCTTGGAGCATATCATCGTCAGAAGAACCTTGTACAGTCTGAACGAACGTATTGTTACCGGCTTCCGTGAGGTCTGTATAAGGTGTAAGGTTGTATTCTGAACCTACGCTCTTTGCCTCTATATAAACAGAAGAGTCCATTGTTCCGTCATTATCGTCACTGAGCCATACAGAATAGTTTGCAGCGATATCCGGTACGTTCCTCAAAGCCTTTGTGATTGAGTTGCAACATGCAAGTCTGTTGTCGTATGTGTCAACAGAAGGTAAATAGAAATTCATTCCACCTTGTTGGCTGTATTCATTTACAGAAGTTATTTTCGATTCACCTAAACTGATTGTGTAGGTTTTATCGGGGTCAACATCCGAAAGCGAACCTATCGTTATCTGATATTTCGACTTTGTGTTTTCTGTCGAACTGCCGGTAAACTGTAATATGTTGGGAACACCGGAAAAAGTTACGATTCCATTATTATTCGTGAGTCCGTTGTATGTAAGTTCCATTCTAATTAATCTGTAAAATATTTATCTAAGTCCTTCATGAGTGCTTCAAAAAGTTCGTCAAACCATCTGTCCTCGTTCTGCTCAATGTACTTGTCAAGCGGTGATTCCCCTTTGAAATCTCTATTCAGTCCGGCAATTACTCTACCCTTCCAACCTTCAAGCCATATAGAACGTGCAATAATGAAAGCAAGGCTTCTTACATTTCTGATATTCTTTGCAGTTGCAGCGATTCCCTTTGCTTCCAACCATTTTATAATCACATCTACCGGAGGCTGTTTTCCGTACTTCTTAGGTCTGTCCCATTCGAGGTAAACAATATAAAAAGGAAAATCTATGTCAATACTCGTTTCATTGACAGTGGCTTGTATATTTCTGTCCAAACCGCTTGTTTCCAAGGTATTGAAGCCTACCTTTGTGTTTATACCCAACTCAGAAGCAAGAAGGATATGCAACTGTTGCAGAATATCCTTCGTTATAGCACTCAATATCAAATCTATGTCTTTTCTCATGATTTAGTAGGTAAAAGAATAGGTCTTAATACTAATTCATTTATTTCTGTAGGTTGGTTGGGGTCAGTAATATCAATTTCCTTTTCCGGTTCGGGTGTCGGTATAAACTCATCCGAGAAGTTATCGTTAAAGGTACAGAAATTCGTCGGGTCGGGAGTTACAAGTTGAAGTGTCAACCGTTCACCGGCTGCATTATCATCCGTGTAATGGTCAAAGCCTATAATCTGATAGTCTCTTACGGCAAGTTGACCTAAAAAGTAGTTCTCCTTACGAATGTAGTTAATAACTTCCATGATTATCTGAAATGCGTCATTCTGTGCATCAAGAACAGTATAGCTTCCGTCTGTTTTAGGGAATCCCATTACATCGATATTCAACTCAAGTACAAATGGGACGTTCGGAACTGAAATCAATGTATCGAAATACGGCTTTGTATCTATTGAGACTTGCATATAACCGTTATTGTTCTGTGCATTTACAAGTGACCGGTTCTGATACTTTGCGCACATCACAGCCTTATGTCTCAGAAAAGTATAAAGTATGTAATCTATTATCTGTTTGTACATTACTGAATATATATTTTAATTAAAACGAAAATCAGTGTTTCAGTTTTCTTAATTGTTCTTCATATTTGTATTGAGCATCGTCAGCATAGGATTTATCAGTCATGTAAGAAATGTGCGTAAGGAAATCTAACAAATAGAATCTATCTGTTCTCTGTATTTTTTCAAAGTCCTCTTCACACGCATCTTCGACCATCTTGACAAATCCGTAAATTCGATTGAGTTTTCTAAGTTCTCCACAAGTTCTTTTAATTGGTGGGCGGCTGTCGTTAAATACCTTTGGGAAAAGATTGAAGATTTTTCGCTTCTCATTAAAAAAAAAGCAATAAGCGGCATTGCATCCTCTACCGGCATATTAGCAAACATTGCTCTTCTTCCGTCAAAAATATGGTTTGCAAACTCTTCGTCGTATGGTTCGTTTACATCCCATTCAATACCGGTAGTCATATCCTTCTTTCTTCCTACAACCTCTCTGCACAGTACAGCCAACAGAGAAGGATAGTCAGTAGGATTTGTTCTCAGTATGGTATCTGCATCCTTGTACTCCTTGACTTTCAATCCTTCCATGAAATTTATAATAAGTTCATGACCGTTTACAGTAATTCTGTTCGTTGGAGGTTTCTGCTCATATTGTGTAACCATGAATGAGAGTGTTGACATGATTCTTTCAAAGAACTCAACCGGAAGAACGTCAATCTTTTCAGGGTCTATTGTTGTGAAGCATCTTATAATGTCCTTATCCGTAACGTTATATTTCTCGTCGTTCTCGTCAGGTAAATCAGTCTTTTTCAGTTTTGCTTCCTCTGTATCTGATTCAAGGAGTTTCTTTTTGTCCTCGCCTGCTTTATAGAAATCACACATCATCTGTAATGTAACCTCCTTCCAACAAGTCGGTATTTTAACTTCACCAAAGTCGTAAATCACTTCTTCCTTTTTCTCGTCAAACAGTTTCACTTCTGCTTTTTTTGTTGTTCTTTTTGCCATAAAATAAAATTTTAATTTAGTTTGTTTTATATTCTGTCTTTTCTCGTTCGAATGAAACTATAGTTACTTGCGCCTGAGTATGGGAAATCTTCTTTCGATTGAAGGGCAATCATCAATGACATAATCCGGTCATCGTGATGTCCTTCTCTCGCGCTGTATGTAATTCTTCTTGTTTTCTTGTTAAACTTCAATTCAAACCATCCGAACTGCTGATATAACTCATTGTTGGTGTTATCGAACCATATTTCCTGATTATCTATCTTTAATTGCAGCATACCAACCTGAGCATTCTTTGTGTCATTTGTCGTTGTGAAATAATGAAGTTTGCTCTTATGCCTTTTGACTAACTTTTTTATTTCATTTATCATAGGTTCACCGATGCCGTTTGCCTCTATATAAACAGAAACAACATTCGGAAAAGAATCTATTATTTCAGCGATTTTCCTATATTTTTGGTCGAGTGAGCCGGTTATATTGTATTGTCTGCTTCTGTTGTTCTTGTCAACTGCTGTTAATATAGTTTCATCCTCTCCATTTGCGCTCAAGTCTATCCCTATCCAACATGATGAATATGAATCTATTTTTGTAAGTTCTTGATTATCAGTGAATTGTCTTTCAAATTCTGAAAATGCAGAACCTGCGTTGTCAAGGAACTCACAAAGGAACTCTTGCCGCCATGCTCTTTCGGGTGTAGTACGTTTCCATTCTTCTCTTAATTCATCTGAAATGTTCTCGTCATCATAGACTGTCGCAAATACAGTTTTCAATGTATTTGAAGTTCGGCTTTCGTTATATTTGTCGAAAAACAATCCGCTCTTTCCCTTCGGTGTTCCTACAAAGATTATTTTAGGTGAATACGCTTTAGTCACAGGGCGTATAATCATGTTCCAAACGTCTTGTCCGTCCGGTGTTTCTATCGGTAAGTCACCGCATTCGTCAATAATAAGAAGTCCTTTACATGTCTGTCCTCTCAATGAATTTATATTCTGACTTGAAAAGAATTTCAGTTCTGAGTTATTAAACAGTTCTAACGTAAGGTTCGTAGCGTTCTTTTTCGTTACTATACCGGTTGGTTGAAGCAAGAGCATTATATCACGGAACATTGTTCTTGCAAAGTTCTTGTCAGGAGTGATGTAGATTACGTTTGAATTTGATGTATTTATAAGTGTTGTTATAATTAAAATCTTACAGAGCGTTGACTTTCCTGACTGCCTTGAAAAACAAAGAAGAAGTTCTTTTGTATTTTTATCCTTATATAACTCGTAGGCTTCTTTTTGCTTCTTCGTGAGATTTATCTTAAAGTGAAGATTTACTTTACTCATTCTCCTCAAGTCCGAAATCCACTGTTATTTCCATCTTACCGGTAAGTTCAACCTTTTCTGCTTCGTACAGACCTAAGAGTTTGTTTGTTTCTTTTATTGCATTAATTGCGTTATTCCGGTCATTTTGGTCTCTGCATTCCTCAAGTATATCGTCAAGCCTCGCAAGTTGTAATTCGCGCATTTTCTGCTTATCCTTTGCAAGTGGTACTTTGCATTCGTCATAAGCGGCTTTAATAATCTTATATTTGTTACTCCGGCAAATATCAGATGTCTCGAATCCTTCATAAGCGTCTTTCTCAAGTTTTTTGAGGATTCTATAACGCGACACACCGTTAAGGATATCACATACTATATGTTCAATTAAATCAGATTTATCGTATTTTTTCGCCATTTTTACACATTATTTTTATATAAAAACGGCATTTTTCTCGATTTTTTGCCGAAAAGTAAAAAAACCGTACTGCCCATCACGGGTGGCACGGTTCATAGGAAAAAAAATATCTTTTCTTTCTGTTTTTCTATTTTTCAGTTAGTTGCTTTTTAAAATTTGTTCTGATACTTAGTTTTTGTCTGAACTACCGCTGTAGTTCTGTTTCTTGTTTTTGTTTGATTTTACATTTTTCGTTTCTTTTTTTGATTTTACATCCACTTTTTGACCGGTCTCTGTTTCTGTTTTTTCATCTGCTTTTTCATTTTCTTCTTTTACATTTACTATTATGTTATCTTGAGGAGATATAAGGTTCTGTATGTTTCTATATAGTTGAATTAAGTACGGTCTCAAATTGCAGGCGCACAAATTTTCTGATAGAGGTCTTTTTAATCTATCTTTAAAAACCTCGTTGTATGCTCTCACAATACGTCTGACATTCGGCTTTAATGCACTGTCTTTCTTTTCATAGACGTATTTTATATATTCCATGTCTTCATTGCTTATCATCACTTAAAACATCTAATTCTTTTATTTTCTCCATGAGCATCTTTACACAGAACTTAATGCAACTCGCACATGTTGGTTTTAGAGTCTTATTATACTTCTGATTTTTATTTTTTATTTCTTCTTCAAAAACCACTTTATATAAATTTATAGTTTTTTCTCCATCCGGAAAGTGGTTAGGTTTCTTTAAAATCTCATCTGCCTTGATTATGAAATCTATGTCGTTATCAGTTAGTTTCATTCTTCTTGAATCATGTTTTTATCTTTGTATCTAAGGGCTAAATACTCACCTAAACTAAGCAGTAAACCGGCTGCCCCAAACCAAAAATTCTGAATTATCACTGCTATTGAAATGTAACTTGCAACCATTGTCCATACTGTCAAGCACTTTCTGCAATCGAAAGGCGGCTGTTCGAGTATTCCGAATGCTTCAGGTTGCCATGCGAGTTTCTCCTTTATAAACCATACTGCAACTAAAATTGTGAAGTACAGGAACCAAAATCCTGTTATATAGTATATATTAATTAGCATTTATATTAAAACTCTTTTTCAAATTTATTTACAATATCGTTAAACTTTATGTTTTCTTTGAGGTACTTGTTTATCTTAACGACTCTGTCTTTCGCATCTTTAAGTCCGGTTAATTCTCTCAGTTTCTTGTAAGTCATTTTAGGTATAAGATGATAGAACCGCCAACAGTTAAAACTTCTTGAATCGAACTTGCTTTCTACTATTTCGATAAGTTCATTTGCTGCAAAGTCCTTTAATGTATCTGTTTTTACCTTTTCCTCAGTTGTTGTTTGCTGTGAAATATACTGTAGATAACCGGTTTCATTGAACTTCTTTTCTTTTCTGTATATATCCTTCTGTAAATTGTTGGCAGACATGAAAATAAGACCTTTCCATGATGTTTTTGTCTTTTCTCCGTATTTAAGTACATATTTGTGGACTTTAATTATCGCTTCATTCAAAAGCCCTTCTTCCCACTTGTATTTTTTATTGAAATATTTAGAAAGGTCTTCATAACATTCAGATGAATATTCAAGAAATTCTCTCGCAACTTCCTCGTTAGACATTATTGTTAAAAATATAGAAAATATTTTATTGTTTGTTTGCCTTTTTTAGCAAATTACGTTTCAGGTCTTTTCCGTTTATTACAATATATAAATTCATATTCTCTATATAATTGATAGAGTGATTGACCTTGTTTTTCAGCTTCTTTAGGTCTGTTACGGCATAGTAATCATATTTTCTAAGTGCTTCCTCGTTGGCATCCGTAAACTCTCCTATATCTTCGTAATTTCTTATCTGTTCCATTCTGAAAAAGTTAAGGCTTCTTTATTATTCTTCAACTGCTCAACGACATATTTAACATAGTCGAGAACTGCTTGGTCATTTTTCTTCGTAAGTTCGTCTAAGGAGGCACAGAGGCGGTTAAACCTCCGTACTTCCATAAATTCGCATAAAATGAAAAGAATTGAAAATATAATAATGGCTATTATCATTTTAATAATCTTCTTTATCTGAATTATCTATTATTGCCGTACCATTGAAATCTATGAGTGTTACCCAATTATCGAGTTCTTCAACGAAAAATGCATCTTTTATTTCGAACCATTCTTCAAACTCCTTTGGTAAAGAACCTATGATTATCGACACTCTGTTTTCTGTATCGAAGTGTTCCTTATACGTTAATATATCTTGTAATTCTGAAACATCTATTTTTTTTCTGTGTTCTTTCAGTAATTCGTAAAACTGTTTGTCAGTCATAGTTTTTTAGTATATTAGTTTATTATTCTTGCTTGAAATCCGCATTTCGCTTTGTCTTTGTTTACCTCCCAACCGGTAAAAATAGGTCTGATATGGTAGCAATCATCGTCCTCAATCAGTCCGGCTGTCTGCATCATGTCAAGAGGTAGTTGTGCCATGTTGATATAGTCAAATTTAGCCTTTGTTGGTCTTATGAAGAATATTTCGAGTTTGACGGGCTTTTCTGCTTTGTCATACTGCTCTCTGAACTTCTTTTTATTTTTTAGGAAAACCGGTAACATTACCTTTTCATATTCTCTTACTCTCTCGCTTGAAAGTAAGACCTTGTTTGCCATTACTTTACTATTTTTCTTACTGTACACCGGCATACCAAGGAAATCTATGTATTCATTCATGCCATATTTTAATATTTTTCTTTTTGCTATTATTTTAGGAAATTTAGTTCGTACACCATAGGTCTCATTTTATCAGCCAACCTCTTAAACAATTCAGTGAACTCCTTATATTCGTTTGGTATAAATTCCTTCCACATTGCCTTTAATTGGTAGTATGATGCATCCCAATTCAGTATTTGGTATTCTGTATGTTCCTCATTGAAAATCTGTCTGTATTTGAATGATTTTCTTGTAAGTTCTATTGCCTTATCGAGAA